TTCTGCGACCGTCGTTTGCCTGATGCGGCGGCCCGCGCAGAGAGTGATCGTGCCGACGCCCAAACCATGCAACGCCCTGAATGGCTTGGGGTGGGAGCATGAGCCGCCCCGCCACATACTTGCGCCCGCGCCCGACCTATCGCCCTGGTCGCATCCGTCGCGCGCTGGCTTACATCGCCATCGCCGTGCTGGTGCTGGGCGCCATGATTTTGAAGCTGCGCCACGACTACCCAATGCCAAGCGTCAGCAATTCCTGCTTGCGGAGCTCGACATGAGCACAACATCCGACGGCGGCTCAGCCTTTCCAGGCCTGAATGCAGAGATGACCGGTATCGATAGCGAAGGCGTTGCACGGTTTGATATCCAGCCAAGCGACGGTATGAGTCTGCGCGATTACTTTGCTGCGCAGGCGCTGACGGCCCTTATCAGCAAGGAAAAAAAAGACGGCCTCAATTGCGGATTGAAAGCTGTACCGCGCATGGCTGAATGGGCCTACGAGTACGCAGATGCCATGCTCGAGGAGCGCTGCGCCAAATGAAAACCGCCTATCCCCTCGGCGCAATCCTCGGGCTGTTGCTCATCGGTCTGGTGCTGATCACCGCACCGGTGCGCGATGAGCAAGATGCAGCTAAGCAACAGGCCGCCCTGATCGCACAGAACAAAAAACTTTTCATGAAGTACCGCACGCCGGAAGAGATGACGGCGCCGGTTTCACTTCCATCAAAGTAGTTCAGCCATAACCACAAGGAGAAATTGAACATGAACCAGATTCAAATCCCGCCGCTTGAAGAAGGGCAAATCTATATCGGCGTCAGAGGTGACGCCAAAGGCGAGTTGTATCACCTCATCTTACTGCCCGGCGATAACGACGATGCGACACATGCCAAGCAATTGGAATGGGCCAAGTCTATCGGCGGCGACCTCCCCGACCGCGTCGAGCAGGCCATGTTGTGGGCAAATCACCGCGATCTGTTCAAGAAAGATTTGTACTGGAGCAATGAGTCGCATCACAGCGATGACGGCTGCGCCTGGTTTCAGGACTTCCTCTACGGCAGCCAGGGCAGCACCCACAAGAGCTACGCGTTGCGTGGCCGTGCCGTCCGCAGATTGCCAATTTAATCATTTATCAATTCGAGGTGTCCGCAATGACTATCACGCTTGAATCAATCAAGGCAGAGCAAACCAAGCTGTCTCAGATGATTTCCTCTTTCGAAGCGCAGAAGGCTTTTGAAGAAGTCTTTCCCATCAATGTTGCGATGCCATCCCTCTTGGCTGGAGAGGAGTGGGTATGCGCAGTCATCGCCAAAGATGGAAAAACAAAATATCACCTGACCCTGTTGCCCGGCGATCAAGACGGTGCCGACTGGGACTCACAGATGGCTTGGGCCAAGGGGCAAGGTGGCGATCTTCCTGATCGTGTCGAGCAGGCGCTGCTCTATAAGTACATGCATGAACAATTCAAGGAGGCCGCTTACTGGTCTAACACACCCTCCAAGACAAATGACGGCTGCGCCTGGTTTCAGGGCTTCTACCACGGCTACCAGCTCAGCTACGGCCGCAAGGGCCTCGCGTTGCGTGGCCGTGCCGTCCGCAGATTAGTTATTGAGTAATTTATCTATTTAGTCAGATATGGCCATCCACACCAACCTTCCGATCTATAAGGTCACATACGACTTGCTCGATGTCGTGACCAATTTTTCCCGCAATATGCCGCGCGATTTCAAGCGGACTATTGGCGACAAGATCAGTGCCGAATGCATCGAATTAACGGTGCTGATATTTCGTGCCAACGTGGCAAAAGATAAGGCCCTGTATCTCACGGAGTTGCAGGAGCGCTTGGAAGTAGCTCAGTTGTTGATTCGTTTGGCAAAAGATAAACGGCTTATTTCGGTCGCCGCTTATGCTCAAGCAACGGAGCTCACAACCAGCATCGGAAAACAGGCTACTGGGTGGCGCAATGCCGCGAATCGCCTGCTTCATGGAGGCCAAGGCCATCATGACTGAGCGTAATTTTAATCTGGTCGTGCCGCTGGCTCAAAAGGCCACCGACATGCGCACCGCAGATACCGCCGGTTCTGTCCGGGTCTGGTCTGGCGCAGTTTCCCATTCGAATATTCGGGTTGGCGACGTAGAAAGCACGATAGGTACGGCTACGCCTGGTATCAGAACTTCAACAACGGCAACCAGAACAACAACCACAAGAACAACGCGTTGCGTGGCCGTGCCGTCCGCAGAATGGAACGCACCTGACTTTACATTTACTGAGCTTGTTCAAGCCTATTTCGATTGCAGGCGCACAAAGCGGAGCAGCGCTAGTGCACTGGCTTTTGAGATTAATCTTGAGCATAACTTGCGCTCACTTTACGACGAACTAGCGAGCGGTGAATATGCGCCAGGCCGCTCGCTGTGTTTCGTCATCACACGCCCCAAGGCGAGAGAGGTGTGGGCAGCAGATTTCCGTGATCGGATAGTGCACCATCTGCTGCACAACCACATTGCACCTCGTTTCTATGCTGGATTCATTGCTGATAGTTGCGCGTGCATTCCCGGACGTGGGACGCTCTACGGAGCCCAGCGCCTGGAATCTAAGGTGCGCAGCATCACTCAAAATTGGAGCAAGCCTGCTTACTATCTGAAACTAGACCTGGCTAACTTCTTTGTCAGCATCAACAAGAATATTGTGCGCGACTTGTTGGCGCGTCGCATCACCGAGCCATGGTGGATGTGCCTAGCTGAGACAATCCTTTTCCATGACCCACGCCAGAATTTCGAATATCGCGGCGATGTCGATCAGTTGACGCTCGTTCCGATGCACAAACGGCTGACTGAGCAGGGGGCTCACTTGGGTCTGCCTATTGGCAATCTATCAAGTCAGTTCTTTGCGAACGTATATCTCGATGAACTGGACCAGTTCGTCAAGCATCGCCTGCGCTGCCGCCATTACATCCGTTATGTCGATGATTTTCTGTTGTTGCATACATCATCGACATGGCTGAACGACGCCAAGCAAAAAATTGAAGTTCATCTGCATGGCGCACTCGGCGCTCGCCTCAATCCGACCAAAACGATCCTGCAGCCCATTGAGCGCGGGATTGACTTTGTTGGCCAGGTGATTAAGCCATGGCGCCGGACATTACGCCGCCGCACATTCAACGATTCGCTGTCGCGAGTGCGCAGCATGGCCGGCGAAGACTTGTTCGAGACAGCAAACAGCTATTTTGGCCTGATGCGGCAAGCATCACACGGACACCACGACCGCGCACTACTCGCAAAAGAACTCATGCGGCGCGGCCACACCATTAAGTCGGACCTTACGAAAACCTTTAGAAAGGGAAGTAAATGAATGCGCCAGCACAAGCAATGAAGCCAGATCGTAGCAAGTTCGTTGGAGGCAGCGATGCCGCAGCCATTCTCGGTGTCAGTCCATGGCATACGCCAATCGAACTGTGGATGCAGAAAACTGGTCGCGCGCCAGATGAAGAAATTACTGCGGTGCGTCAGCGCATGTTTGATCGCGGCCATAAACTCGAACCGTTCATCCGAGATATGGTCATCGAGAAGCTGCGCGACGAAGGGATCGAGGTGGATATCATCGTTTGCAATGAGCGCTATGTTGATCCAGATCACGCATTTATGTCATGCGAAATCGACTTTGAATTGCGACTAACTGGCGAAGTCGAGATTGGCGGCGAAATCGTCACAATGGATGGCGAGCACGTCAATGCTGATGCGAAGAGTGTCAGCAGCTTTGCGCGCAAAAAATGGGGGGAAGAAAACACCGAAGATGTACCTATTGAATATGCCGCGCAGTTCATGCATGGCTTGATGGTGGCGCCAGGACAGCGTCAATTCTGTCTAGTTGCAGCGCTGCGCAGCTTTGATGACGTGGATATCTATTGGGTTCGCCGTGATGACGAGACTATCGCCGCCATGCGTGAGAAAGAAATCGCATTCTGGTATGACCATGTGTTGGGCGACACGCCTCCTGACACACTAACCTTTGACGATGTCAAAGCGCTCTTCCCGCACGATAACGGACTCCCGGTTGAAGCAACCCCCGAGGTGGCTATCAAGGTGCGCGAACTAGCCGAGGTCAAGGCCAAGATCAAAGATCTCGAAGAAGCCGAGGAAGTGCTTAAGCACCAGATCGGTGACTTCATCAATCCGCACGCAATTCTCATGTTTAGCGGAAAAGAAATCGCAACATGGAAAGGCCAAGCAACGCGCCGGATCGATGTTGACGGCCTGCGCGAGAAAGAGCCGGAAATTGCCGCCAAGTTCACAAAGACCACTACAACCCGCGTTCTGCGACTGAAGAAAGGCAAGTAAATCATGAGCACTCAAGCCCTAAAACAAGTAGCCACCGGTCAGGCCACTGCACAAGAAGCGCGTAGCCCATACGAATCATTGAAGCGTCAACTTGAA